CTAAAAAAGCACTCTTTGAGTGCTTTTTTTGTGGTTGACTTTTGGCCGAAATGGTGCTATAATAGCTATATTATTAACAACTAAGAAAGGTACAAGATGCGTTATCAAAATCATATATTCGCACATTACGAGTCAGAATTTACGCCCTTGCTACACACTTATAGTGAGCAAGATCAGCATATCAAAGTCCAGTGCGAGGACTATATCAAGCACGGTAACCAAAAAGGTCTTAGACAAAGCTGTGACTTCATATGGTTTGACATTGACCGTGACAACGGTTGGGTCATTTGCCAGCTGAATGAGCTAATCCGTTTCCCAATAGCTGACTATCCTTTGCTTGAGCAAATGGTGATGTTTAACCAGCAAAAAGCATAAAAAAACGGTTGACTTTTGGTTTGTTTGATGCTATAATATACACATACACTGAAATAATAGGTGTATAACTTATTAACTATATAGAAAGGCAATATTATGAAACTTTGGAGAAAATACGGTTATAGACAAATGAGTGGTCGAATCGAGGGTGCTAATCGTGCAGTGCTACCCCCAGCTCAACCCAGCAAACTACTTTTGGCTTTACTTAAGAAAGCTGGCGTATAATGGGACAGGCTAGACTTAGACAGGCTGAGATCGCAAAACTCAAATCAGTTGACCTGGTAGTAGATCTAGATAAGGTTGATATAGACAATATCACAGACATCAACACTTTTGTCAAATCAGTAAGTGGCTGTGACGACCGTTTCTTAGAACTAATGAAACAGCTGACTGGTAACGATCCTGAAATAGTTCGGGTAGTAGAGTTTGGTGGCAAGCCCTTACAATGTATAGAAAATGCCCATATGCTTAATAATGTCGTTAGGGGTGAATGCGTCCGAGGATGGCAGATATTGTTAAGTACCAATAAGAAATATGAGCGATTATCTGAATTGAACCCTAGTGATGACCCCAGTTTGGCTAGAACGCAACGAAGATTTGGCTTCCAGGAAATCAATCAGCATATGTTGGTTAGAGATCCCGAGTTTGGGCAGTTATGGGATAGCAGTCCATCTATTAGTGCCGGTATGCCCGATCAGTTTAGGATATTCTGGCAGGATGATAAACTGCTGACCAAAGATGCCTTAGACTATGAAATGGTTGATGATGTATATACCTGGGGTATGAACTATTGTTATCTGCCCGTGGCTGGCAGAAGTATGTTAAGACTTAATAATGCGTCCGACATACAGCATATCCAACCAGGTGAACTATGCCCAATCAGACTAGAGCAACCAAAAGGTAGACAGCGTGATGTTGATGAACACATTAGACGAAACGGTGTTGCAATGCTACAGCGTTCGTTTGCATAACCTTTGCCTAGAGGCTACCTGGGTGATTTGAATAGTATTGATGGCTTTTGCCTATTTCCTAAACAATACTATTCAGATCTATAGTTAAAACTTAGTTGCAAAGGTGTAGCCAGCAACCAAATAAAGCACTCATTTATGGGTGCTTTTTTTGTGGCATAAATATCTAACATAGGAAATCTAGATGTTAGACGAACAACAAATACAAGACGACCAAGTCGCACCTCCAGAACAACCCAAACAGTCCGGTGAATATCCCACTTGGCAATATCCAGAACGCCGTGAGCCACAATGGGGACAAGTAACCAAGGAAGGTTTGGTAGTTGGTAGAGGCCCTAACAAAAAGGTTATCCCACCAGATGAAGTGTATCATCTAGCCAGCCTAGGCTGTAGTGTAACTGAAATGGCCGATTGGTTTGGCGTAAGTCAATCAACGCTGAAGTATAACTTCGGCGAGTATATCAAAAAGGGCAAGGAGCATATCAAGAATAGGCTCCGTGATGCCCAAATTAAAACTGCCTTAAGTGGTAATGCGGCTATGCTCATATGGTTGGGTAAGAATATGCTTGGACAGAGCGATATGCCTGTGAACACTGAAGCCAACGAACCCTTACCGTGGACAGACAATGACATACCCAGAGACGAAGTAGGTGCTGTCCAGGACACTGACTAATGTCCTTGAGCAAGACGCAACAGGCAGTTGCCCAAGATAATCATCGGTTTCGTGTGGTCATAGCGGGAAGGCGTTGGGGGAAGACGCACCTTTCCATTCGCGAACTAGCCAAGTTCGCCAGCAAACCCAATCAGAAAGTAATGTATGTTGCCCCAAGTTATCGTATGGCCAAAGGTATCGTTTGGGACAAGCTCAAGTATAAACTAATCGATCTGCGTTGGGTAAAGAAAGTCAATGAAAGTGATCTTACCATAACACTAATAAACGAAACCAAGATATCAATCCGTGGTGCTGATAATTTTGACAGCCTGCGGGGACTTGAAAATCATTTCATAGTTATGGATGAGTTTGCTATGATAGATCCCCGTGCTTGGACAGAAGTTCTCCGTGCCACATTATCAAACACACTTGGACACGCATTGTTTATCAGCACCCCAACCGGTAAGAACAATTGGGCATTTGATATGTTTAACAAGCATATCGAAGATGATAAGAATTGGAGCAGTCACCAATACACAAGTATCGAAGGTGGGCAAATACCTGCAGAAGAAATAGAACAAGCCCGTAGAGATCTTGATGAGCGTGTGTTCAGACAAGAGTTCGAAGCCAGCTTTGAGTCATATGATGGTACAGTATGCTGGGCCTGGCGTCGTGAAGAGAACATACGCAACCTAGAGGATCCAGACACACGCATACTACACATTGGTATCGACTTCAATGTCAGCCCAATCACCGCCGCCATATTTGTCCGCTATGGTGATGATATGTACCAGATAGATGAAGTGGTAATGCACAATTCAAACACCTTTGAATTGGTAGAAGAGATACAGAACAGATACCCTACCAGCAAGGTATTCGCTTATCCGGACCCAGCAGGTAATCAGCGTAAGACATCAGCAGGTGGTAATACAGATATCAAGATACTTTCAAACGCTGGATTCGTAGTCAAAGCACCTAGGGCACATAACTTAGTCAAGGATCGTATAAATGCTTTTAACAGTAGATTATGTTCAACTGACGGCCAGCGCCATCTTTTTGTGGCTAGTAATTGTAAGCACACCATAGAGTCAATTGAGAAGTTCAGCTACAAGCCAGGCACTCAAGTACCGGACAAAGATCAAGGTTGGGATCATATGTTTGATGCCGCTAGTTACGCCATAGACTTCTTGTTCCCAATCACCCGTGAATATCAACTAGACCCTTATGCACCGCAGGTTTGGCGTCACCAGCTAGCATAAATGGCATAAATAATAACTATACTATGGCAGCCAAATTGCAGGAAACCTTATGAATAACAATCTCCAAGAACTATACAATCAGGTCACCAGCACCAATATCTTATACACAGATAACCAAAAGCGTTGGTTATTCTATCTAGAAAGCTATATGGGTGGTGATGAATATCGTCGTGGTAGCCATCTAAACCGTTACCAATTAGAAAGCGATAGAGAATATGCACAACGACTAGCAGTAACCCCATTAGATAATCATTGCCGTAGCGTTATCAATGTATATAATAGTTTCTTGTTCCGTGAAGAGCCCGAGCGTGAGTTTGGTGACTTCAAAGATGATCCCATGCTAGCCGAGTTTCTAGAAGATGCTGATCTAGAAGGCCGTAGCCTAGACGCTGTGATGAAAGATGTAGCCACTTGGACCGCAGTGTTTGGACATACCTATATCCTGTTAAGCAAACCCAACATTGGTGCCGCAACCCTAGCAGACGAGATCGCCAATGGTGTCCGTCCTTATGTCAGCGTGCTAACACCTTTGGTAGTTTATGATTGGCAATACCAAAGAGCACCAAATGGTTATTATGAATTAACCTATTTCAAATATGCAGAAGACGACAATAACAAACACACTACAAAAATTATAGAATACTATAAAGATCGTATCGTAACTACAGAATTAAACACAGAAAAGAAAAAAGTCCTACAGCAGATCGAAGAACCCAACCAATTAGGTCAGATACCAATCGTTATCGCTTACAATCAACGCAGTCCTATCCGCGGTTTGGGCGTTAGTGATATTAGTGATATCGCAGATCAACAGAAAGCTATCTACAATGAGCTCAGCGAGATAGAAGCAAGTATCAGACTAGACAGCCATCCAACATTAGTAACACCTGAGAATGTCAAGCTAGGCAGTGGTGCTGGTGCTATCTGTTATGTACCAGAAACAATGGATCCTGGACTTAAACCTTATACCTTACAAAACTCAGGTGCGGATATATCAGCTATCTACGCAAGTATAAATGCCCGTATAGCCAGCATAGACAAGATGGCTAACACTGGTGCAGTGCGTGCCACGGAAGCTAGAACAATGTCAGGCATAGCTATGCAGACAGAATTCCAATTGCTTAATGCACGCCTTAGTGAAAAAGCAGACAATCTCGAGATCGCAGAAGAACATATGTGGAAGATTTGGTGTGCTTACCAAGGTTATAGTTGGGACGGTGAGATAGATTATCCAGGTAGCTTCAACATACACGACAGCCAAGGTGAGTTTGCACAATTACAAACAGCGATGTCAGCGGCCACAACACCAGAAGCCAAAGCAGTTATTGATTATCGTGTGCGTGAATTACTAGACGACCCAAGATGTGACTACGATCTTGACGAAGAAGGCTATGAATTGGCTGAATATCAGGCTGAAATAGACAAATTAAATGCAATAACTGAACAAATAGCGGCAAATGAACAGGTGCAGGTAATGGAATCAGTGGCGGATGGTGCTGAAACAGAACAACACGCTACCACAACACCTGAAAACAGACAATCACACATACAAGATATGATAATGGAAGGTTATACAGATGAAGAAATACTACAAATCCATATTGAAATCAATCAAGCGGATATTAGATCGGCTAAAGAAGCACTTCTAAATCTAGGTTAGCATATGGCAATTACTCGCGGAGGTGTGGTATTTGCAGGCTATAACAAGCCTAAACGCACTCCTTCGCATCCTACTAAAAGCCACGCAGTATTGGCCAAGGTTGGTGATAAGGTTAGATTGATACGCTTTGGACAACAAGGTGTCAGAGGCGATCGTAAGAACACAGCTAGGGCTCGTGCTTTCCGTGCAAGACACGCTAAGAACATAGCCAAAGGTCGTTTAAGTGCGGCATATTGGTCAAACAAGGTAAAATGGTAATGAAAAAAGTTAAAACATCTGACAGCAAGACATTTAATTGGAATCCAAACACACGACAGTTTGCACAAGGTGTCAGCACATTCAATGCTAGAACACGAGCGTTTGAAAGTGCACCAGCTGGTAGTGTGCAGAGATTTAATCCTTCTGCAAGACAATTCCAATTGGCCAAACCTACAGAAGTAAGACAGTTTAATCCTACAACCAAGCAGTTTGAATTTGGCACAGGAACCAGAGTATGGAATCCATACAAGAAGCAATTTGAAACACGCAGGGGCTAGACAGTGAAACTTAAACCAGGAGGAAAGAAAATGCCAGGAAGAGGAAAAGGTCGTGGAACAGGCAAGAAACCACCAAAGCGTTAATTGGTTGGAATATTTTACCAGCATCAAAACTCAATGTCCTTGGAGTTTAGCCGCATATCTGAAAGGTGAGTTAGACATCTGTGATTGGACGGGTGAAGTCAAACCCTTAGGCAAGATGCAGGCAAGGATGTATATCTTAGATGCAGAAGATGATGAAGTCAAGCAGTTAGCAGAACAATTGGATGAAGGTGCGTGCGAATGGTTATATAGCTTTCCAGGCTACGGTCCGTTCGCTACACCAGTCAAGGTGTTGATACAGCAAGATCGTGCAACACTAGCAAGATTAAGGAAAAGTATTGGGGATTAAAACCTAATAAATATAGTATTAAAAACACTCTAAAGGAGGCCAGGTTACAATGACCGAAGAACAAACATTGGCAGGCACTAACGACGCAACTGACGCTCAAGCCACACAAACAAGTCAGGAAACACAAGCAACTAAAGAAGCAAGAACATATACGCAAGAAGAATTTGACAGCCATATGGCAGGACTAAAAGCCAGCCTACAGAAGAAACTCTTAAAACCATATGAGGATCTCGGTGATGTCAATGAATTGCGTGAACTAAAAGCTCAAGCACAGAAGAAAGCTCAAGAAGAGCAATTGAAGCGCGGCGAGTTTGATAAGATTATTGCTGATTTGGCTGCTAAAAAGGATGCTGAAATCCAAAAAAGAGATCGACTTATTGAAGAATTCAAAGTTGAGCAACCACTATTAAGCGTAGCTGGTGAATACCGTTCTGTAAATCCAGAGCAGGTTAAGAAACTATTACGCCCTTATGTAAGACTCAACGGTGATGGTGAAGTGGAAGTTACAGATGATAAAGGAACAGTGCGTTACGGTGATGATGGAAAACCATTAGCCGTAAAAGATTTAGTGAAAAACTTCCTAGCAGAAAATCCTCACTTTGTGCAGGCAACCCCTGCAACGACGAATTCAAGCCATAGCGTAAAAAGCGAAAGCAGTGGTAAGATCGATGTTACAAAATTGGATATGAGCAATCCTGAAGATCGTGCAGTCTATAGAGAATATCGCAAGACACACGGTGTAATATAATTTAATTTAATCTTAAGGAGATTGCAATGGCAACAACATTATCATCATTGAGTGCGTTATTACCCTCAATCGTTCAAGAAGCACTTTTCGTTGCTTCAGAAAGAAGTATTATGCGTGGTTTGGTAAAGAACTATACATTACCACCAGGCGCAGGTAAAACCGTAAATGTACCAATCTATGGTTTACAAACAGCAGTATCATTAACTGAAGGTGTAGCATTAACAGACCACACTGTTTCTGGTTATGCGAATGTAACACCATCATCAAAAACATTGACCGTAGCAGAAGTTGGTATCGCAACACAAATCACAGACATCTCTCGTATCAGCTCAGCAACAAATGTTGTAGCAGATATTGGTCGTCTATTTGGTGAAGCGATTGCTCGTAAGATCGACACTGACCTAACAGCACTATTCAGTGGCTTTTCAACAGGCCTAGGTAATGCTAGCGTAACATTAAGCCCAGGCTTAGTATTTGAAGCAGTTGCTAGACTACGCCAAAACGGTGTTCCTTCAACAGACATCGCTTGTGTGGTAGCTCCAGCAGTAGCATATGACCTAAAAGCAGCACTAACAAACACATATGCAAATCCAAATGCAGGCGTTATCCAAAATGAAGCTATGCAAATGGGCTATGTAGGTATGTTAGCAGGTGTTCCAATCTATGAAACAGCAAACCTAGCAGACACAGGCACAACAGGTGACTATGTTGGTGGTGTGTTCCATAGAGAAGCACTTGGCTTGGCTATGATGCAAGACATCAAGATCGAGTCACAAAGAAATGCTCTATTGCGCGGCGACGATTTAATCGCCACAGCGATGTATGGTGTAGGTGAACTATATGATGCATACGGTGTGAAAATCACTAGTGACAGTTCAATTCTAAACTAATTGAATTATTAACAGAGGACACGGAAATGGCTTTTATACTATCAGGAACAACAGTAATTAGTTTCGCAGAATATCAAGATGTGGTTGATATAGATCAACGACTTTTTGATGAGAATGAAGGCCTAACGGATGATATTATAGAAGATATGCTGATCCGCTCTACGGAAAGGATTCTAGCACAATTGAAGAATACAGAGTGGTATAGAACGCTTGCCCAAGCCTATGGTGCCAGTGCCTTAACTATGCCATCTCTGTCCGGTTCCAAGATCATTAGTAACAAAAATGATTTTACAGATCTATGTGTATATCACGCACTATTTGAATACATCTTACCTAGGATAGCAGATTTTGGTAATGAGAATAACGCAGAGAAAGTCAAGATAGATTTCTATCGTCAGAAATACTCTGCGTTGTTTGATGAACTTATCCGTTATGCCAATTGGTATGATTATGATGGTAGTGGCACGATCGACACAGAAGAAGTAAAAGATACTTTTGTTAACTATCAGAGGATAAGATAATGCGTGATGAATTAATCACATATTTGAAAACCTTGGACTTTGGAACTGTTTCAGTCAGCGACGAATTACCTTATACCAAAGATGCGGCACCATTGTATCTAAGTAACTATAAGAAAATCTATGTGGACCGTCCTTTGTTAAGTCAAGAGCCAGTGTTGAATACCTTTGGCGGCAGTGGTTATGTAAATCAAACTACAACAATCACAGCCTACTTGGTACTAGACGCTAAAACACTCGTATCAAATTACAACAGTATCATATCTCAGATGCAGGCCGCTAAGAATGCAATTTCTAATGATGGAAGAATCAGTAGAACTTGTAGTATTAGTCAATCATATGAGGTTGATGCATTAGTGACTGAATTTACATTCAGCTTTATAGAACTTTTATCATAAGGAGCATTACAAATGGCTTACATTTATCCAGCTCCAGGTAACACAGACGCAGAAGTAATCTTGAAAGTCGGCATATCAGGTAGTAACCTTGCTAATACTAGCACAACACTATCTGTTCCTAGCTTACAAGACATTACAGTTAATTCTGCAAACGATGTATTTACTTGGACACAATTAGACACAGCTTCTAAGAAGCAAGTGGCTACAACAGCAACAAACAGTCTAGCAATGAATTTAGTATTAGATCAGGAATCATTCTTTGGTAACGCGGCAGCTACAACTGACAGCGCAAAATTCCAAGGTTTATTCGGTCTAAGTTCAAGCAAAGACAAAATTAGCTTTAGCCTTTACTTAGGTGACACAGACACTGGCGGCGCAGGCAAAACCATTACAGGCGCAGGCTATGTAACTGGTCTAGCACCAACAGTAAGTGCAGACAGCCCAGTATGGGTATCACCAATCACTATCACAGTGGATGGTGACTACACAGTAGCTTAAGGCAGTCAACAAGATAAACAGGGCGTTAATGCGCCCTGTTGTCTTATATAAATACAACAAGCGAGGATATACAGATGGAAGTTCTAGAGACCAAAGACCGCAAAGAATTATTGCAAAGTGTATTGGCAGAAGTCGCAAAGACAGCCAATGAAGTAAATTGTGCGGCCAAAGATGTGGCCAAAGCACGCAACAGATTAACATTCTTAATAGCAGTGGCAAATGAATTGATCAACAGAGAGGAGATATAAAGATGAAATTAAGCCAATTAGCCGCAAAACCCCAATTAATAGAAATAAAATTAGATGATGAAGAAACTCTAGCCAAATATGGTGAAGCAGTTACATTCCATATCTGGGATCGCCAGAGTATGGATACCTTTGTTAAATTAGCAACCATAGATTACAAAGAGTTTGGTAGTGTTGCAGAATTGATGAAAGCATTGGTATTAGACGAAGAGGGTAAGCCAATCGTTAATGACGAACTAGTATTGCCAACAGATTTACTAATGAAAGCAATTACAAAAGTGATTGAAACCTTGGGAAAGTCAGTAACCCCATCTACAGGGACGACGATAGAGAATACCAAGTAATATTGATGTTAGATGCAGTAGCACAACGCTATGGTGTGCTACCAAGTGACTTGTTATTAAGAGGTAATAGTATTGATATCACTATAGCTAATCTAGCACAAGAATATATTAATAGAAAAACGGCAGAAGCAAACGGGCAACAGATAGCAAAACGAGCACCTAATCTATCACAAGAAGAGATGCAGAATATGATTAAAAAGGTTAAGGATAGAGAAAATGTCAGCAAATAACAGAATGACACCATCACTGATGCGTATTGTTAGTAAGTTATCAACTGTACCTAAAAAAGCCTTTGATGTGTTTATTGCCAATACCCCAGTAGCCAGTGGTAACGCTCGACGGAAAACAAAATTGGTTGGCAATGCAATCCGTGCTGATTATGCTTATGCTACTAGATTAGACGAAGGCTATAGTAGAAAGCGTCCTGAAGGTATGACTAAACCTACAGAACGATTTCTTAGTGATGAAGTTAAAAAAATAATGAGGAAATAGCGATGGCTGACTTAAATTATACCGTTGAAGTTAGAATACAACAAGCACAGGCCAACTTAAAACGGGTCGCTGACCAAACCAAAGCAACAGCCGATAGTTTCAGAGGGCTAAACACAGCCATTGCAGGCATCGCCATAACTAGTTTCATTGGTAGTGCCCTGCGTATGGCAGACACTATCCAAGAAGTTGGTAAAGCCAGCGGCCTAGGTACACAATTTGTCAAAGGCTTTGCTGATGCTGTAGTTCAATCAGGTGGCGATTTCGAAAATGCAGTTACTGGAATTGCTAGATTCAGCCAGAGTATCAGTGATGCCTTATCTGGCAACGATACAATATTAGCTAAGTTTGAACAGCTTGGTATTAGCCTAAAAGATCTAAAAACATTATCTGATCAAGAAATCCTTAGAAAAACAATTGAAGGTCTTGCAAGGATGCCAGAAGGTGCTACTAAAACAGCATTGGCAATGGATTTACTCAGCAAGAAGTTTGCCACTGTAGATTTCAAAGGACTTAATAATGATTTAGATTCATTTGTAGCTAAGGCAGGGTCTAGTGTAAGTGTCTTAGAGGAATCAGCTAGACTACAAGATCAACTAACAGGTGCTGTTAATAATTTACAAGTTGGTTTATTGAAAGCAATAGAACCGCTAATAAGTTTCTTAGCTAATCTTAAACCAGAACAGATTGAAAGATTTGTTGAAGCAGTAGTAAAAATTGGAACAGCCTTAACCGCGATCGCGGCATCAACTAAAGTCTTCAATCTAATAGCCGCTGGATTTGGATCCGTGGCAACAGCCGCGCTTTTATTTAAGAAAGGTTTAGGAGATATAGCCGGCACAATCCCACGAATCAGCTATCAATTCTCTAGATTTCTTCATCATCTAGGACTAGCAAGCGGTTTATTTTCAAAATTATATGAAGTAGGCAAATTTGTATTAATCTTCCTTGAAAAGAGAGTCGTCGCATTGTTAATAGGATTTAGTAGAATGACTCCTTTACTAGCAATTATTACTGGTGCATTGTATGTCTTAAATGAAGTTATCGCTATGGCGTTTGGTGTTGATCTGATAGACAAATTTACTGGTGCCCTAGGCCGCGCATATGATAAATTAAAATCATTTTTCACAGGTGATACCGGACAGAAAAAAGCCATTGAAGATGCGTCCAAAGCACAAGAAGCGGCTGATAAAAAGAGAGAAGAAAACACAGCACGACTAGCGGCGATACAAGCCAAAGCCTGGATTGCAGAAAAAACAGCACAAGAAGAAGCCGCAAAACTTAGGAATAAAGTTAACGATGCTTACATTAAAGAAGAGCAAGCACTTAACAAACAGGTAGCGGCTTTTCAATCAGCAAATGCGGCACAAGTCCAAGCATTAAAAACACAAATAGAATTTACCGGTCTAAGCGATAAACAGAAAGCAGTCCGTGAAGCAGAGTTAGAATTAGAAAAACGCTACAGTCAAGAAACTGAAGATATGTTGAATAAGCAGATAGAGTTAAATTCAACTATCGCAGATGCTAAAACTCGTATAAAGCGAGAAGAAGAACTTGCGGCAATATACGGTAAAGAAGTCAATAAAGAGGTTGTTAAAGGCCTACAAGAACAAATTAAAGTAGCTGAAAGTCAATTGCCATTAGTTAAGAAAAAAATTAATGAAGTTACAGAAGAATACCAGAAACAGGTGCCAGTAATTAAAGAGGTGGCGGCAACTGCGTATGATGCGGCAGTATCACAAAGAGAAGCACAATTATTACTGCGTGGTAGTTTAGATCAGCAAATACAACAACAAAATACTATTCTTGACTTACAGAAACAGATGGCACAATTAACAATGACTGACATTGAGAAAAAATATTCAGACATTGATGCGGCCGCAAGAGCAAGTGCTAAAGCACAGATTGATTATATCAATACTGAAAGAGCATTACGCAAAGAAGAACTATTAGACGAACAAACCAAATTACAAATATATGAGCAAGCATTAGAAAAAACTAAAAAAATAAAAGATGCACAAAAAGATTTGTATGATGAAAGCCGTAAGTTCTCAACAGGTTGGACTAAGGCAATGAAAGATTATGTAGAAGCCGCAACCAATGGAGCAAAACGAGCAGAAGCAGTATTCACTACAGCCACACAAAATATGGAAGAAGCCATCGTGCAATTTGCCAAGACTGGTAAGTTTGAATGGCGCAGTTTCGTCAGCACCATTGTTGAAGAATTGTTACGCCAACAAGTGCGTGAACTTATCGCAACGACATTTGGTGGTATTAGGGCACCAGCCTCAGGAGGAGGCGGAGGTGGTGGTGGCTTATTTGATCTAATTGGAGGTTTCTTTAAGGGCTTTGCCAATGGTGGTGTCATTCCGACCAACGGTCCTGTGATAGTTGGTGAACGCGGTCCTGAATTATTGATGGGTGCTGCTGGTAGAAATGTCATACCAAATAATCAATTGGGTGGAACCAATGTAGTCTATAATATCAATGCTGTTGATGCGATGAGCTTCAAACAGATGATAGCCAGAGACCCAAGTTTCATTTATGCAGTAAGTCAGCAGGGTGCTAAAAGCATTCCTAGCACAAGGAGATAACGATGACCACAGCTTTCCAAACAGTCATTGACTATGCTGAAACGATCAGCATCAACAAGAGAGGTGTAGTTAGCCAAACAACCTCAAGAGATCAAACAGTGCGTTCAACTAGCCGTGGTGGACAGGTATGGCGCTTTGATGTCAAGGTGCCAGATGGTATCCCTTGGCAGACATTGCGCGGTCCAATTGAAGCGATAGAAAATGCAGACCGTTATACATCAGCTAACATCAGTCTAAACACTACGGGCACACTAGATTGGTTTATGAAATACCAAGGCAATAGTGTCAGCACAACCGGTTTCGTCGGCACGGTAACACAGGGAAATGTAAATCTCACATTGACATCAAGTCCAACCACAAGTTCAGGATACAAATTCCGTGCTGGCGATCTTATACAATTAGGCACCGCAGGCAAAGTTTATTCAGTAGTAAGTGATGTGGCATTCAATAGTAATGCAGTGCAACTTAACCGTCCAGTTATCGATAGTAGTGGTAGCAAAACCTTAGTAGTAGGTCCCAATGTAGTATTCAAAGTTATCTGCACCAACTTGCCTAATTGGACTATATTTGCTCGTGATCAAGTCAGCTGGGATGGCACATTTACATTTTATGAAGATTTGACATAATGGCAGTCTTAGATCTCAGTGCATACACCAGCATACAAACTAACTTGTTTGTGCGTTTGGATATACCAGGATACCAAGTCTTGAGGTTTAGTGATTTGGCAATACCTTACACTATCAACAGTGAAAGTTACACAGCACTAGGACAATTATTATCAATCAGTGATAGTAGCAGTGAACTCCGTGCTACACCACAAGAAGTCACAGTAGCTATCGCAGGTATACCCAATACCAATGTATCAACTATCTTAGCCAATCCAGTCAAAGGCAGTAGCATCAAAATCTATCGTGCATTTTTCAATCCATCAACTGGCCAATTATTAAGTGTAGCAGGTAACCCCGCACAGAAATTCCAAGGCATAGTTGGTAACTATGATATCACAGACGAATTAGAGATGGGCAGTTTAACTGGTACAGTCAGTCTTACATTGACCTGCACCAATGTAGTAGAATTACTAAACAATAAAGTAGCAGGACGCAGAACAAATCCAATAGATCAAAAAAGTTTCTACGCAACAGACATTAGCTTTGATCGTGTGTTTGCATTGGCAAACAGCAACTTCAATTTTGGGGCGAAATAATGAGTTTCTTTGGCGGTATAACAAACATATTCAGTGGTGGTGGACCTTTAGGTAGCCTCATTCGCACGGTGGCTATGGGTTATATAGTCAAAAAGCTCAGCAATTCAGCAAACAAACAAAATGAAACAGCTGGTCGTAGTGCAGATCAAAAAACAGCACCTGGCATAGACAACGGTGTCCGACTACAAGTCCCTCCAGCCGCAGATGAAAAGATACCAGTCTTATATGGTAGTGCTTTCTTTGGTGGTATCATCTCAGAAGCAGTTATGTCAAACAACAATCAAAGGATGCATTATGTCCTTACATTGGCTGAAAAGACAGGCACACTATATTCAAACAGTGCAGTAACCAGTTATAGTTTCGGTAGCATCTATTGGAATGATCAGACAATAACATTCAAAGCAGATGGTGTAACTATTGATTATACCACAGACCGCAGTGGAAATCGCGATGAAAGCCTTAATGATTTAGTCAAGATTTATTGTTATGCAGGTGGTAGTGCCAGTAGTAATCAAAGATTCCCAACAGGCACAAGTGGCACAGCCGTAAATGCCTACAGCGTAGTGTCAGGTTGGAATAGCAATCACGCAATGACCAATTTGATCTTTGCAGTAGTTGAAGTCAACTATTCAGCAGAACGCAATATCAAAGGCATTGGTGATGTCAAGTTCCAAGTCTCATCATCTATGAACAAGCCTGGTGATGTTATCTATGACTACGCTACAAATAATCTATATGGTGCTAACATTGCCGCCGCAGAGATTGACACTACAACTATCACAGCCTTAAACAGTTATTCAGCCAACAGCGTAAGTTATATAGATGAAAATGCAGTTAGCCAAACACTTACTAACAGATATCAGATCAATGGATTGGTAAACACAGACAATCCTGTGATGCAGAATGTAGAAGAACTTACAAGTTCAGCAGGCAGTTGGTTAAGCTATAGCCTAGTTACAGGCAAATGGAGTGTTATCATTAATCGTGCAGGCACAAGTGTTGCCAGCTTCGATGATACCAATATCTTAGGCACTGTAAGTGTTAGTGGTACCGGACTACAAGATCTATATAACAGCGTTAAAACAGAATTCCCCAACAGAGACATCCGTGATGGCACAGATTATGTGCAGTTAAGTATTGCCGCAGGTGATCGCAATGCCAACGAGCCAAATAACACACTTAATATTAGCTATAACTTCCTAAATGAGCCGGTGCAAGCACAGCTATTAGGATTTATTGAACTTAAACAAAGCCGAATTGATTTGGTTATCACTTTCCAAAGTGATTATACTACCTTAAACTTGGTGCCTGGTGATATCATTGATGTAACCAACTCTACATTAGGCTTTACTAATAAACTATTCCGTATCATAACCATAGCTGAAGTAGAAGGTGATACTGGCTTACAGAGTGAAATCACAGCACTAGAATATGACAGCACAGTCTATAATGAAGACCTAAGCCGCGTGACGAGAACGGTTACTAATGGCTTTACCACAACTGGTAACATTGGACGCCCCGGAACTCCAACTATCGCTAAGTTTGAAGATGATGCTAGACCTCGTATCGAAGTCAGCACCACAAGTCCAATTGGCACTGTTGAAGGTATAGAATATTGGCTATCAAATGATGTAGCATTAGGAGAAGCACAACGAAACTATAGATTGATTGGCACAAGACAGGCAGTAAATGGTAATGCCAATGTCAGAGGCACATTTACAGTAGGCGAAACAGTAACCTTAGACTACGACAATATTGGTACCAGCAACCTAGTGATGAAAACACGAGGTTACAATAGCACCACAGTGGGTCCATTCAGTGCCAATAGTGCTATAACAACATTCACATCAACACAGACCACAGATGCTATCGGTCCTGAAACACAGGCCTATGATGAACTTGGTGGATTGATGACAGCCTTGTCCGTGGTTTCATTATTAAATAAATTAGATGGATTGTTTGGTAATAGTGCCACAGGTAGTGGTGGTGTATTCCAGGCTATCAAAGATATTTTATTCCCAGGTAGTAATGCCGCAGTCAATTCAGCTGAAGCAATATTAAGCCAAAGTAACTCATTCCAAAGCAATATCAATAGTTCAATTAATAGTGCTATACAAGATCCTGCGTTTCTTAATAATGTAAGTCAATTTACGAGCAACCTAAGTGCATATTCAATTGATAATTTAGCTGATGTTGATACAGCCGATTATACCAAAGTTACAAATAGAAGTGTGCTTACCTGGGATGGTACAAGATGGCGTCCTGCACTTACCTGTTGTCCTGGTGATTTATCATTTGGTGCTAACACAGTAACCCCACCCACACCACCAACAGGACCTGTTTATCTAAACAGATACTACACCTGGCCTAATGATATTACTAACACTTACTCTGAAGAGGTTACCGGCCCTGGCAATGTCGTAGTTACTGCACCTACAATATTTGGACAAACCATACACGGAGAATTTGCACCACAGACAGGTAGTTATTATGCTTGGTTTAGAAACACAGGCAATGCGGCAATATATAGCAATCTTTATGTAGGAAGTGGTAGTGTAAAATTATATAAATCTAATGGCACATTGGTTGAAACCCTATCAGCCGCAAGTTTAGTCATTGACAAAAACCGTGTAGAGTTTCCTTTTGCAGATAGGGAATTAGGCACTAACTATTATATCCTAATGGACGCCAATGTAGTTTATTATTGTCCAGACAGTCCGGTAGGTAGCCCAACAATTAGTAGCCCTACTGTATGGAACTTTAACACACCATATTTTGCAGTAGATGCCTACAGCAATGTAACTCCTGGTAGTTTAGATACTTTAAGTAGTCCTACAGCACCATCTACAGCTGATCTAACCATTACTAATATTAGTTGGGGTAATCTCCTATGTCCAAATGCTAACTTAACAATTACATTCAGCGAAAATATCACAACCAACAGTGGAACCGTAACCATTACAGGTAACAGTGGAGTCGTAGCTACATTAGCAGGTGGTAGTGCGACAATAGTTAGTAATCAGATGAGATTTGGACAAGTTGGTGCTATGACTTATGGCAATATATTTACAGTCAGCGTCAGCGCAGGCATCGCACAGACAGTTCGTACCACTGCAACCAATTATGCCTGCGGAGTTTGGTCTAATATTGCCCCTACACAATCACAAAGTATTGCATCTACTAAAGTTGTAGAGACTAAACCTTTACTCGTGGTTTCAAGTTATAGTCTCACTGAACAAACACTAACTGGTAATGTTATTACTTCAGCACCTTATACTTCAACCAGTATAGAAAGTTTATTAACAATTAACTTTAATCGCCCAATTTACCGCACTGGCACAGGAACATTAAATATATCTATATATGAAGCTGACGGGACATTACATCAGGCATTCAATCTAAATAGTAATTTTTCTAGCGACTTTACTAGTGAAATAGTTTCAATGTCCGACGGCGGAACTAGTATTACACTAAATCCAACTCGTGACTTTAAGACAGACACTAGTTATTATTGTCTAATACCAAACAATGTATTAAAAGATGATTGTGGTGTTAATTTTACAGGTGTAAGTGACACTAGTGCTATTACTTGGACAACGGTTGGTTGGAATGTTAGCACAATATTCCCACAGAACAATGCAACAAATACAACAGTAAATAATTCAGGATTGGTATTGTCATTTCCACAAAACATACAACCTGGTACAGGAAGATTAAAAATATACAATAGTGCTAATGTTATAGTGGCAAATATTAGTTCTACAAACGGTAATGTTATATATAGTTAAGAGGTCGAGAGATGGCAAATACAAGTATTAGAGTTGATACCGTTGGACTAGGCATAAATTGGGCCTTAGGTGAAACCTATCGTGTGCAAATGGATGAAGGATTCATTCGCCAAAGTGACGGACTACAATTACCTATCCGTGGTAATAATAGTATTATGACTTTCAGCACCCCTGCCAACCCACCGCAGATCGCTAATACCATCCCAACACATACATCTACAGCGCCAATTAACATAACAGACATCAGCTTTACTATTGATCGTAGCGTTGGTAATCTAACAGTATTAGGTGGCAATGTCTTTCTAAATAGACAAGGTAGTCCCAATATAGTCGTTAAAACTTTTGCTGTAAGTAATGCCAGTATCACAGGTAATACTGTAGCATTCAGCGTAATTGGTAATCTAGAAGCCAGCCAAACTTATTTCATTACCAGCAACGCAAATATATTCTTAGATCGTGACGGATTCAAAAACAATGCTATCACCAATAGCAGTTCATTCCGTTTCATTAGTCCTACAGCACCAACAGTCACAGCATTTACACCAGGTAATGCTACAGTAGCAAGTCGCAATTTTACTAATGTTGCCATTGACTTCGATAGAACGATTTTTTCTAATTCTGGTAATTTATTCTTACACAATGCCAATACCAATGCAGTGATTAGACGATATCCAATCTCATCTGGATTGATTAGCAATAACAAAGTTACATTAGATGTCGTTGGTAATATAGCCGGCGATGGTTATTATTATATTACCAGCAATGCCAATGTGGTTATGGATGTCACACAGATCAAATATCCTGGACTAACCAATGCTTCAACATTCACATTCAAAGCACCTGTTAGTCCATATTTGGAATCTACAGTGCCAACTAACGCAACAACTTCAGCATCTAGAAGTCTAACCACAGCATCATTTACATTAGACAGAACGGTAACAGCAGTAAGTGGTAATGTCTATCTATACGAACAATCTAGTCCAAATGTTCTGTTAAAAACTTGGACTATTGGTAGTAATGTGTCATTTAATAATGACAGGACATTTAGTGTAACTGTACCACAAGGTATGCTGGCACCAACACAGGCATATTATGTAACTACTGATGCTAACATAGCCAAAGATCTAACACATATTAATTTTCCTGGCATCAGCACCATTGGTAATACATTTACATTTACCACTGATGTTGCACCACTGATATCTACATTTTCACCAACATATATGGAAGCCATTGATGAAACTAACAACACTATCAGTTTCACAATGGATAGAACTGTAAACAAAAATGTTGGCAACATATACCTATATAAAAATGATATAGTTAATGGCAATACTTTAATTTTTACCTATAATTTAATTTCTAATACCACTCTTACTACCAATACTACAATTAGCGCCAATGTAGCGGGTAAATTATTAGTAATGGAAAAATATTTTGTTACTACAGATCCTGATTTACTAAGCGATTTTACCACAGGAGAAAAATTCCAAGGTATATTAAATGCTAATACTTTTGTGTTTACTACAGCAGTAGATAGAGAATATTATGCTAACGAGTTTAGGAAATTGTTTCCAAATAATGTACCTCAGATTACAGATGCAAATAGCGCCTCTACATATTCAATTACTATTACAATGTCTAACAATATTGGACAAATACAACAACTCTCTGAAAACTTTGCAAGTCCAGCCGGTTGGAATTCTGGTACACGAACATATACTATTACCGGCACAAAAACAGATTGTAATACTATCCTAGCTAATTTATATTACTTTCCAAATAAAACTGTTACCAGCAATTCAACTATAACTTATAGTCAAAGCAAGGATAGTGTGTTACAAAAAACACTTACATTTACCTTGTTTGGCCGCAACAGTATTGTTGATTTCTTAACAGGATATAATAATACCTACACTGTAGCAGAAGATAGTAAATTTAACTTTATGCAATTTTATATGTATCCACAATGGGATGCAAATGTTGCAGTTATGTTTAAGAGTATAGATTCGGTATCTGGCAATATTGTTACAGAAGCGGGAACATTTAATGCAAATACAGCCTCAGGATGGACAGCACCATATGATGGTGTTATACACAAAACATTCAGTCGTCCGGCAAATATTTCAGTTTACAATAGCCAATTGGCAGAAATCCGTGATATCTATTATTGGTTAGGCAGTGATTATACATCAAATGTAAAAATAGATGCCCTAGTCGGTATTGAGAGCACAGTAAGTGGAAATACTTTAATTGGAGGGACTGTTTATAGCGGCTCCAACTATTATACTATTACTCCATCAGGTGAATATAGTTTATTAACATCAGGCACATATTCAGAAGATGGAAGTGTATCTATTAGTTTAAGTATAACGGATGCTGATGTTCATCCAACAGTGACCTATAATGTGCAGATGCAACAAATTAGTCCTGATCCTGGATTAGTTACCGGTGCGTTTACAAGTCCTGGGTATGGTACAAAACAATGGGGTAGTATCAGTGACACACAAGCCAAGAGTGCTTGGAATGCGGTAACCTATTATGCACCAGCTGATTATACAGGCAATATTTTAATTGGTGCTACGATAACAAAAATACAACCAGGTCTGGCCAATGTAACATTGGCTAGTAATGTGGCTATAGAATTAACTAATAGTGTATCACATAATGAATATGTATTAAATTTTACAGGCACGCCGTTTGTTTACACTGCTACCTACGAAGAGGATACCAAAGTTATATTTGATTATGATATTATTGATCAGGATCCTTCAAATCCTACCTATTATGTAACCTTTAATCAAATTAGTCCTGACCCCTCAACACATCCTATGGATTTCATCCGCGACGAAACTGTTCCATATAATGACAATTATATATTTTATGGTAACACGCAAAGTATCAGTGGTAGCAAATCATATATTGTTAATGCGGTCAAGGGATTCTATCCTCCAGTAGATTATACAGGTAATATTGTATTTGGATTTACACAGATTAAAAGTTCATACAATGGTAATATCACACAAGCCAGCAATCTTGTGGTAACTTATACAAATGTTGCATCTCACGATGAATATGCTAATCTAACCACTGCTGGTAGTTATGCAGAAGATATTAATATACCAATAACAGCAAATATCACAGATACTGACACAAGATTTACATCTTATTATCTAACATTTGATCAGATCAGTCCTGATCCAATAACATATCCTGCTAATGTATTAATTGGGAATACTTATATAGGTAGTAATGGTACAATATTTAACACTAGAACATTTCTTAATAGTCAGACTAAACAAATTATTCCTCCTGTAGATTGGACGGGTGATATAACATTTGGATTTACACAGAAAAAATCTACAACTTATGGTAATATCACTCAAGCCAGTAATATTGGTATGACATTTAACAATAGCACTACACATTCTGAGTTTAGTTTAGTTAGTCCTATAATATTAGAAAGTGAAATTGAACAAAACTTTGATAGCATAGTTCAGATTACAGACCAAGCATCTAATAAACAATATTCAGTAACATTTACTGCTAATACATTCCCAGGTAATTTATATCTTAACAATGTCTTGCAGTCAAAAACAATCACATTCACAGGAAATAAAAATCAAGTAAATGCTAATATCGCTAATCTTGCAATAATGGCAGACTTTACATTGTCTAATGCAAGTTCAACTATATTTTATACACAATCTCAGACTACTGATAATTTATCACAGGCTATAGCAGTACCAATTAATGCAAATATTATTCCTTCAACATATTATACTCTATCAAGTAACATTTTCTTAAAGGAATCATTCCAATTTGGATATACGAACCCGGAGCTACCATTTGACGGATATACCAACTCATTAGGTAATGTAATTCAAATATCCAATGTCGCTGGAAATGTTAGCGTAACAATTTCACAAACATCAAATATAGGACAATTCTTAACAGGATTAGATCGATTTGGAAATGTTGCTCTATCACCGCAAACTGGTAATTCTATTGTTCTTTATGGAAATACTTTAACCGTTTCTGGGAATGCTTTTAATGTATCAGCTAATTTAGGAACTATTAGATTTGATACCTATACCGGTAGTAATGCTAATATCCAATCAACCACATTTAATTTTGTAGTAACAAGTGCAACAAGAGGAAGCAATCATCCTCTTGGAAATGTTATTCTAAATACATCAAGAACATCAACAGTTCAATGTAATTTTGAGATTGGTGATTATGTGCCAAGTATGGGCGGATATTTCTTCGGATATTATAGAGATCCATTATTTGATGGATTTGGAAATCCAATTAATTACGGACCAATTAGTCATTATTTAATTTTATCACCTAGCAGTGCTGAATTTGAAGCAAATTTATACACAAGTGGAAATACATTAGTTGGTGCTTCGTATGATTCCTCAATATATAACTATCCTGATAATGACTATACTGGTATATATTGGCAAGATGGTAAAAGAATGACTGATTGGTGGTATACAAACTTTGGTAATCTATCACCAGCCGCGGATACAATAAAATCTACCACGATAAGTGGCTTTAGTGATTGGTATTTGCCAAGTGCTCGTGAACTACTATTAATGTTTAGTTTGTTCAAACCTGTGAGTAATGTATATTCCGATTGGGATGTTAGATTTTCAAATGGAGGGTTTGGTGGTTATAGTCCCTCAAACTGGGAAACAAAATTTAGGCTTTTGCCAGATGATGGTGCATTTAGGCAAAATAGAGGTGGTGGTGTCGAATGGCCTTGGTGGGTTCATTATGCTACTGACAACACCAATCATTGGGGCTACATACCACAGACTCCTTATCCAGAATTCCAATCAGGAAATAGCCAGGCATTTTCTAATAATATAAGCATATACTATGCATCTTGCACTTATATTCCGGGTAGTATGTTTATGCCTTTTATTCAATTAGGTAGCGGATTCAAAGTTGAAGGATCCCTTCGTCAGAATACTGCAAGTTTCAAATTGAAATGGCGTCCAATACGAAGACATCCAATATAATTATATTTTCAGTCATAAATACTACTACAGCAAGCGCCTCAGTGTTTGCTGTATTTTTCCTTCAGGAGAGCGACTATGGCAGGCGTCTTAAACTTTGATCAGTACCTTGGCGGTGCAGATCAACTAAAAATCAAACAAGTATTTCCAAACGATCAAACAACCTTACAATATAGCTATGCACAAAACATAACTGGTTGGGCATTTGATCTACAACAACAAACCCTAGTGGTTGATAAGGTAGCATTTAACCGCAACACAGGGCAACCTAATTTTTCAGACAGCACTGTCATTGGATTTTTCCCTGCAACCAATATCAGTTCAGGTAATGTTACTGTGGCTAATACAGCTATTGGCACAGTAAATGTAACTCTTCCAAAAAATCTATACACTGGTCCCATTATTCCAGATGCACGCAAGAATGTACCAATCACGGTAGTCAGCCTAAGTTGGACAGATGATGCTAGTCCACCAGAAGTCCGCACACATCGCTGGGCACTTGTGCAGAGTTGGGAGCCAGGTGTTACTCCAGGTGATCCTATCGCTAGCACTAATCCGTTATATACGGCACTTTAGGAGACTACAATGGGATATACAGTAACCATAACTGAACTAAGCAGTAATGTCAGTGTCATTTCGGAATCAAATCCAAATATCAATATCAGCACAACAGAATATCCTGTTGAGATCTATTACGACAGTATAACCACACAGGGCAATATCGGTCCGCAAGGACCAAAAGGTGACACTGGTGCTACAGGCGCAACTGGAGCCACAGGACCCCAAGGCATACAAGGAGTAAAAGGCGATACAGGTGCTACGGGAGCAACTGGTGTTAGTATTAGTAATGCCGCTGTCAGTGGTGATAATCTAGTCATTACATTTTCAAACAGTGCTGTAATCACAGCAGGTAATGTTCGCGGACCCCAGGGCCCACAAGGCATTCAAGGGAATGTAGGAGCCACTGGTGCAACTGGTGCTACTGGGGCTACCGGCGCACAGGGGCCACAAGGCATACAAGGAAATGTTGGTGCTACTGGTGCTACTGGAGCTACTGGTGCCCAAGGAGAACAGGGCATACAAGGGATACAAGGCATACAGGGCAATACTGGCCCCCAGGGCCCACAAGGCATAAAAGGCGATACTGGAGAACAAGGTGCCGCACTAACTATCATTGGCACTGTGGCTAATGTAGCAAGTTTGCCGGGCTCAGGTAATATCGGTAATGCTTATATCATCGCAACCACAGCTTCAGAACCTGAAGCTGGTAATCTATATGTATGGAGTGCGACAACTAACACTTGGGCAGATGTTGGACAGATAGTAGGACCCCAGGGCCCACAAGGCATACAGGGGATACAGGGCATACAAGGTAATACTGGCCCCCAAGGTGAACAAGGCATTCAAGGCATACAAGGAATCCAAGGAAATGTGGGTCCACAAGGCGAAACTGGACCGCAAGGACCGCAAGGCATTCAAGGAATTCAAGGAAATGTTGGTGCTACAGGAGCGACTGGTGCAACTGGTGCAACTGGACCGCAAGGCATACAAGGAAATACTGGTGTTAGTATTAGTAATGCTACAGTAACAGGTGATGACTTAGTAATAACTTTTAGCAATGCCGCAGTCATTACCGCAGGTAATGTTCGCGGACCCCAGGGCCCACAAGGCATTCAAGGGAATGTAGGAGCCACTGGTGCAACTGGAGCTACTGGTGCCACGGGCGCGACAGGTGCTACCGGCGCACAAGGACCTGTGTTTGGTCAGGTGTTAAATTACGATACATCTACAGGAACAACCAGTTGGACAGCAGGAATATTCCGTTATAGTGGTAATACTCCTTCTACAATTGGCTTTGTCCGCATAGCATTAAACATTGGCAATCCAAGTAGTGTAGCTTGGGTAGGAACTTTAGCCGCCAGTGATACTATCTATGTAACCACATCGACAGGCAGTATTCAAAACACATTTAAGGTAGTATCTGTCACAGAACAAGGTGATTATTATGATGTAGCGGTTACATCAGGTAGCGGTAGTGAGCCTACAAATGCCACAAATTATTATCTATGGTATGCAAGAGCTGGTGCTACAGGCGCAACTGGCGCAACTGGAGATACTGGTGCTACGGGAGCGACTGGGGCACAAGGCATTCAGGGCCTGCAAGGAAATGTTGGCGTTAGTGTAAGTAATGTCCAAGTAATCAGCAGTAATCTACAGGTAACTTTCTCAAACGCTACAAGTATTTGGGCAGGCACTGTAGCAGGTAGTGGTCTAACTGATATCATACAAGACACTACACCACAACTTGGTGGTAACTTAGATCTAAACGATAAAATTATCACAGGTAATGTATTTGGCAAAGGTATGCGTGTAGAGTTTCCAAGCAACCTAACAACTGCATATTTTGAATTTAATTCTACTGCTCCTGGATTAGGCTACTACGCGGGTGACAATGAGCAGACCTATGTGCGATTTGTTGCTAATGTTAATAGTGGTGCTAACAATAGTTATGATATATTACGCATACAAAATCTTAACAATGGTGCCAATGCTGAAGCTAGATTAACAATGTTGAATAATGATGGCACCAAACAACTTGTTCTCTATCAATCAAATGACAACTATGTCAATAGTGCTATTCCAATAGTCGCAGGTAATGATGGTGGATTAGCCAAACTGGGTGGTGATTTACATCTACAGGCTATCAAATCTAACTTTAGCACACAAGGCAATATCGTGATGTCAGGTCTGTTTACCAGTAACAAGGCATTTAACTTTAACCTTGAGACTGGAGATTTAACCGCAGGATTTGGTAACATCCATTTAGCTTCAGGCAAAGGTGTTTACATTAATGGTGTAGAACTAACTGGTGGTGGAAGTGGAGGTAATTACAGCAATACTAATGTTGCCGCGTATCTAACAAGCCAAAGTATAACATCATACGGTAACACTAATGTTGCCGCATACCTAACTGCCAATCCACAACCAGGCACTTATTCAAATACCAATGTAGCCAGTTACTTGGTGGATAATCCACAACCAGGAACTTATTCAAATACCAATGTAGCCAGTTACTTGGTGGATAATCCACAACCAGGCACTTATAGTAATACGCAAGTCCAAAGTTATCTAACCACCCAAGGCATCACAGCCTATGGTAACACACAGGTAGCTAGTTATCTCGCAGGCAATGTTACTGTTGGTAATATAGCAGGTAAGACAAGTGGATTTACTATTGGTTATCTAGAAATGCCACAGGTTGCGGCGGCTAATGTTACACTTGCACTTAGTGACAGTGGTAAGCATTTCTATGATACCAGCACAGCACCAATCACGGTTACTATACCAAATAATGCCAATGTGGCATTCCCAATTGGCACAGTGATAACCTTAGTAAATCACAGCACAGGCAATCTAATAGTTGGTAGAGAAAATGCCGCTAACCTATACTTAGGTGGTAACGCAACTTCAGCAGGTAGGACTATTACCACATTTGGTGTGGCTACTTTACTTAAAGTAAATACCAATGATTGGTTTATTAATGGTACAGGAGTAGTATAATGTCAGGCATTAGCGGAATGATGTTTGCAGGTTTCGCTCCGCCTGCCGCGGCAGTTGCCAGCGATACCAACACAGTGGTATTATTCCACTTTGATGGTGCCAATGCTTCAACTACTATAACCAATAGTGTCTCAGGCGGTCGCTCCTTTACTAAAGGTAGTTATGCAGGAACTTTTATTACCACAGCTGATTTCAAATTTGGTAATGCAAGTTATCGTAGCACACAAACAAGTTCATCAGGTGCTAGCAATGCAGGTATCTATCCCACAACCAAGACACTAGTTGATGGTAGTTGGGTTCCGCGAGATTATTGGTGGGCTAATGACACTACCTGCGAAAGTTGGGTTTACCTGCGTAGCAACACAGCAGGTGGACAATTTATTATTTGGCACGGACTAGGAACTCCCCGATTCAATGCAGGCTTTTGGAACACTGCCAGTGGTGCTAGTATGAGCTTTGATGTTGAGATGAGCTTAGGTGGTAGCAGTGCTACCTATTCTGCTGGTAGCAATGGTGTTGGTTATTATTATCTCAAATGGACTATTGGTAACAGCATATTAAACACTTGGGCACATATCGCTTTGGTAAGAACAGGCAGTGCCTTAAAATTATTCATTAATGGAACAGATCAGGGCAATGCTTCAGTGACTTCAGGTACTGGTAGAACATCAGCTAATATATTTGCTACAACCAGTCCTTATGTTGGTACAGGTGCAGGTGTTACTGCTAACTTGGCCATTGGTGACATCGGCGGACCTTATACCGATTATGGATTCCGCAACAGTAATATGGATGAATTCCGCTTTAGTAACGGTATAGCTCGTTACACATCAACATTCTCTGTACCAACAGCGGCATTCCCAGATGTATAGGATAATGTATGTCAACAATTAAAATTAATCTAAATGGTGAAACGGTTGCATTCAATTGTTTCATAGCAGGCGGTGATGTCTGTCCCGAGATAAGATTAAATCACGATGCTTGGCCAGAATATGTCATAGTAGAAAATGTTTCTAATTATACAGCCTGGCAAGAAGTTATGTTAGATGTATTTGCACAATGTGGTGCAGATCTGACTAAAATAACTTTTGAAAATATCTAACCCTTATAGTTAGGATCGTTGTACCAAGCAATCCTTACCTTGTCCTTGCCTTTTTTGCTATTTTTGTGTAGTAGTTCGCCTGTCTTGGGATCATAGATACGCATACAGGTATGACATTCACAATGCCAAGTTGGAGGTTGATTCCTTACTTGGATTTTCTTGTAACTACAGATTTGATGCACTACCTTACCACACCACGCACAAGGAGTGACACAGGCACTATCTTTGTATTTGAGAATACGCGGACCTAATTGTGGGTTAGGTGTATAGGCTTGGGTAAATTCTTCTTTGCCGTTACTAGGTTTGATTCGTTCAATAGTGTTATCTTGGCTAAGGCTTGGATACACCCATTCTGCTACTTCACTTAATTTTTGTTCTAATTTTTTTGAATCCACGGCATAGTCCTAATAGATATAACATTGGGTAATTGACAGCACTCCCAATAGCAAGGCAAAGGCCGCTGACTAATGCTGTGGTACAGGTTACGAACATTGTTATTGGCACCAATATGACCGCAACTGCAAGATATAAAATGTCTTTCACAAATGTATTTACTAATTTTAATTTTGGAGGTAAAAAAGAATAAATAATTATGTAGCACAAAGTTCGCCATACTGAGTGTTACAGATTGGCAGGATTTCCTATTTTCTTGTCATTTCTTATTATTCCCTAAATGAGAGTAGTAACCCAAAAGCCCCATTTCTCCCAAGTGGGGCTTTTTCTTTGTTGAAAATATTTGTCGTGGTATAAATAAAGTATAAATAAAATTAAACAAAGGGAGTCCGAAAATGGCAAAGAAAATATGGAATGATGGCTTAAAAGGCATCAAGACAGCAAGTAATCCAAAAGGTGGTGGTCGCGTCAAAGGTCGTGACTACAGCTATCTAAATTTGTATCCAGGAGCACAAGCAGAACACAGATTGAGTTACTGTCGTATGCGAGCACAGGCCAAATATCGCAATGAAGGTTGGGACATAACTTGGGAACAGTATCAAGAAATCTGGGAAGGCAAGTGGCACCTAAAAGGTCGTGGTAGTGATGACTTATGCTTGACTAGGATTGATTGGGCAGGCCCTTGGACTATGGCTAATGTTAATCTAGTATTCCGATTAGACCATCTACGCAGACAAAGCAAGGAAAGACCCAGTAAAAAAGGTAGGAAGTTGGGTCCAAGGAAACCTAAAGTATGAAAATTGAATTTAAGGTATTCTTAAATGAACAAGACTTCCGTAACATTAGGACGCAGTTTGGCTTCAATGAAGAAATACTTTGGACACACCAAGAAGCAGTTAAATGGTTAGATAATCAAGGATGTACCAGCATATATACATATGATTATAGTATAGCCAAAGATGAACAAATCATAATGAAGACTTATGATGTTGATGACGAAACCGTAACTATGTTTAACCTTAAATTTCCAGAAGTATATAAACCAGTAAGAAATTATGAGGTAGTGACACTAGTAGTATAAATAAATATAACAAACAAGGCTAAGGTTGGCAACCAATAAATGCTAGTGAATCCGTTCTGATGTGAGACGGTAGCTAATTCCGATTACTTGTTATTGGGCTTTTAAGCACTAACCCTTACTCAAAGGGCGCCTTAAATCAATCCCCGTGGGACTAATGATTTGCTTAATCGTAATGGTACAGACATAAAAATGCTTATGTGTAATATTGACACCTGAAAGTTACACTTAAAAATCGCTGTTGGTTGGGTATGGAGCAGAGCCCAAAGCATTGTCAAATAATACGAAATCCAACTGTCTAAGTCGGTGAGAGGACTAAGTGAATGGTTGCTAGACACTCAAATGTGGGTGTCTCGCGGCTCAAGGTTCTAGTGAATGCAGTAATAAAAACTCCAAGTCAAAGTTCAAGCGAAATAGAATATTTCGCGAAGAACAGATGTCGTAAGACATCTTCGCAGTTGACATTAGTCAATAACTCAGCTATAATATATGTGTGATAAATAATTATGTTATAGGAGAATAACAAATGGCAATATTTAGATACAAAAAATCAATTGATATGCCCCCAAAAGAAGGGCAGAAGTTCGCGACTACTTATTATAGGCAGAGCCCTGATGAATATGATCGTACCAAACAGCATATCATCTTGGTAGCCACTGAGATAATGGAATTCGTTGATAGCCACCCGGAATGGGATGAGTTCGTCAATCAACCACTCAAGGGCTTTCCTCGTCTGAATGGCTTACCCAACTACTCAATAAATCAAATACTTTCAGACATCTTAGACCAAACCAAACAGAACAAAGACTTGCCCAGTGGTATGTTGGGTCGTTGGAGTCGCTTGTTCGCAGATACAGAATACGACATAGAGATGCTACAGGAGTTCACACCAACTACTGTCAGCCCACGGTTGTTTGAAAATCTCTTTGATCAATGGGCAGGAGCTAGATAGTGTTTAATAATCCAGATTGGGATCCGCTCAAGACACTCAACGACTTGACTATAAATCTCGAAGCACAGAGCCACTTGACATTGAGTATAAGCCAGCAGTTGAATCGACTAGCACAGCAGATCAATAATCAGAACACAGCTATCACACAGATAGTGGAATACTACAATCAACTGAATAGGCGCATAGCTGAATTGGAAAAATCCTAATGCCTTGGTTGGCGGGTCGTTCCAACCCGTATTCTCCTAATATAAACCAACCAAAAGACTCCTGGGGTAGTTGGGCAAAACCCCAAACTAATTTATGAAAAAACATCTTATCAAAGACTATGTAATGATGGAGTTGGCTAACAACGCTATTATAGACATCCATACTGCTACTGACAGCCAAACGCAAACTTGGATGATACTTAAATACAACGCCACAGAATATTGGTCGTGTGAAGATTGGACGGAACCTTGGAAGATTTTTTGGGAATATGGCGAAGGAGAGGGCATATTCTATGGCACTGACGCTGAGTTTAACCAGTTTACACGATGGGCTGATGCGGAGCTACAAAGCATAATTTCCGACGATTTGTAGCAAAAAAGCCACAAAAACACCTCAAAAACCACAAAAAACCATTGACTTTTGGTAAAAATCAGCGTATAATGCTGTATATTAACTAAGAGAAAGGTGGTACAAAGTGGCTTCAACCAAAGAAATGCAAAGACGGGCTAAAGAGCGTCGTGAGTTCGAAAAACTCTTCAATGCTATTAATACCGAATGCAAGAAGATCAGTGAAACTTCTGAAAAAATCAGTGTTGATATGGACATCAATCCAGTTGACTATCGTCGAGGCAACTATTGGAATCGATTATGGGCCGATGACTATAACAAGACAGACAAAGGTAACTATGTCGAAGCCACTGAAGAAGAAGAAGGTATCCAGAACTTTGAGATCAAATACAAGGGCAAGGCAGTAGGTTGGTTTAATCTAGTGGATATGATTGGCAGAAATCTTCATAGCCAATTTAACAGACGCGAAATGGCGGCTATTTACATCCAACCCGAATATCGCGGTTTAGGTATAGCTACGGTAGCATACATTTATGCTATGAACGATTTGGGCTGTAATATGATCGAACTTACTTATGAACGAGCATTGAGCCGTATCCATTATTGGCAGGCTTTGGGCTTTAAGCGTGTTATGAGCAGATTTGGTCAAAATGGTAGCCGTAAGGCCTTGGCTATATTGATTACAGACCAAAATAACGGATTACCTTTGAACAAGAACAACATCAATCAAATACGCCAAAGATGCGAGGTAGCGGATTGGCACCACGAAGCCAGAAAGATAGGCTTGCCCATTGACCAAATCCATTAAAGAGTGTATAATACACTTATTATTAACAACTAAGAAAGGCAATAAATGACAAGTTATTTGGTAGTAAAAACTGGTCTTAGCGGTACAAAAGTAAACGACTTATGGCAGTTAGACATTGGTGGTGAGAGGATAGTACCACTACATCGTCTAACAGGCAACTGGCGAACTATCATAATCGATGCCTGCAAGCAAAAGGGTGCCACCGGCACTATGAGCGTGTTAGGCTATCAAAGCAAAGAGCAAGTAGATGAGCTAGTCAAAGACTACAATAAAAGTCTACTGGCACTGACTAAGAATATCAACTGGCAACCAGTGGCACGCATAGACGCTGATATCGAAACTATCAACAAAAAATCTGTAGAAGCACGCCAGAAGGTATGGGAAGAATTAGCTGAATCTGGTAGGATAGTTATCACCCAACGAGACAGACGGAGTGGGCGTGTTAAACGCTATAATCTAATGAATCTAGATCACCATCGGTACCAGACCGACAAAGACTATAGAGATTGGTACAAGCGAGAGATGGCAGACATCAAACGCAGGGTCAATGCAGGTGGCGTAGATGTATTCAAACCTCATATAACTATGATAGATTCTAACGAGGAGACAGCATAATGAGATCATTGAAGTGTGGTTTAGCATCATACGACCAAAAAGTAGGTAGTTTGGCAATGCTTGACTCTATCATTGCCCAATGGAATATAAACCAAAAGCGTGGGCTTGGTAATGATGATTTCACAGAATTGCTCGATATGTTTAGGGCTAATACAATTAGTTACTTAGACTTTTTGGATACCTTGATTGAGAAAGGCGCAGAATGAATCTAATGCAAGATTATATTGAACAATGGCAGGCTGATGGGCATATTTGGGGACAAGAAGCTGAAGGCACTAATAGCCAAAGACTTCAAGCCGATAGTTTATACCCGTTGGTTGTAGCCAAACTTCACCAGGCTGGTCTGTTAGAAGAATGCGGTTGTTCGAGACGCATTTGGGATTATTGTATAGGTGATTTCGGCAGTAATGCTGTTGATGAAATCATTGATGAACTAGTTTGTTAAGGAGGCCGCAGAATGAAAAACTATAGGATTGTTTATCGTGAAGACGATAGCCCTTGGACAAAAAGCCTTATAGTGGAAAGTAATGAAACAGAAACGCAAGTTAGAAAATGGTGGACTGATCAGCATAGCACTTATATGGGTCCAGGAGTTACGAGATGCTCTGTAGATGTTATGTCAGTAAAGGAAGTAGAGGCCGCAGAATGAGGTTAGTTGGCAATCGGTTAGATAATATCATTGGAAAACATCACGAGATCGATGGTGAAATACTACGAGCCATATGGGGATATGGTAGTGATGATAATGGATTACTAATATGGATAGATAAACAACAAAATCCCAAATACAAAGCAGGTGTATGGTTTAATAGCAAAAATACTATTACCAAATGTTATAGTCCTTTTGAAAAGGTTGTATAATGGACGAACTAGAATTCTGGCAAACTTATCAGCAATGGGAAGAATATTTCGCCTCTTTAGTTAAAAATAAACAAAAAGAGCCCCAATCCTAACTAAAATGCCTCGAAACTGCCGGGGCGGGGTGTATAGTTCCACCCTTCCTTATAGACCTAGTTGCAAGGGTGCAGTTAGCAACCTAAAAAAGCACTCTTTGAGTGCTTTTTTTGTGGTTGACTTTTGGCCGAAATGGTGCTATAATAGCTATATTATTAACA